GACCCTCTGGCAGTTTATAGGGTTACTTAGCACTATATGCCCCTACCCCATCCCTGTGACCCAAGGTGCTTTCCATCGCATCTTGACGTCACCCGAGCGTTCTATACCATAGACGCTCGAGGGCTTTGCCCAAGGATCGGGGAGGAAACCTCCCGAGCTGGCGAAGAAGACCTGTGTCTTCCTCTCCACGTCCCGAATCGTAGACGAGTACTTCATATTGGATCCCAATACGAACGTCTTGCTTACTTTTCGCCCGAATCTATCGCTGCTCATCCTCACTGAGGGTGCAGACGGGTCGAGAGATCCGGGTGGAGCTCTAAAATAGAACTCCGTGGAACGAACATGACTGACAGACTTCCGGTACCCATCAGAAAGGGATAACCGTAATTCTGCCGAGTCAGTTAACGCACAGGTGGAAAGGAGAGACAAACCTTCAGATGTCCAACGGGCATCTTCAGCAAGTACCTCCCGAACCCACTCTGAGGCCGCTCTGTCCAGTAAAGACTGTCCAGAGTGCCCCAGAGGGGAAAGTCCTAGACCAATGATCAGCTCTTCTTTTGAACGCTGTGAAAGGTAGGACAACCACTGTACGTGACGCGTCGAAGACCTCTTAGGGGCAATAGGCAATCCTATTCCTCCGTAGGCCTCCGGCGCGCGCAACGGCAAACCAAGTCTTTGAGCTAACCTCCACGTATAATAGTACGGGGAAAGTTTCCAGAAGAACTTGGGAATCCTCCGGGTCGGTCGAGTATCGTCACCGCCAAAGGCGGTAGGTTGAGAAACCCACGTGACGTGACCCTTTGACCCCCCTGGAGGTGCCACTAAGACCGAGGACGGCCAGAAAGGAACTTCAAAACCATTGTTAAGGGGAATCTCAGCGATGAGCCCCCTAGACGGATGGTAGAAGCACTTTTTCCACGAAATTTCCGCGGAAAGTTCGATGAGATTTGCATAGTAAAGCTCCCTTCGAACTCTGGTCCACCGAGGAAGGAGCGCATCGTCTCCAACCCCTCGCATCTTAGCATCGGTACGGTTAAGACCTTTGTACCACCTCTTGCGCTCCTTTGGAGTGTAAGGGTACACCTTGAGGGTCTCTTCTGCGGAACAGAGAGACACCAACATCAAGGCGGGAAATGATGTGGGATCCCCCATCATTTGACCCGTGGTCGTAATCGTACCAGGTGAGTCATTGAGGTCTTGGAGCCAATCATTCCAAATTGTAATGATTTTTTCGGCATGTCCAAGACCTGTCAGCCCGCCCCTCCCGCCTACACGGTCGGAATACCGATCGTCTAGCAGGGGAGCTCTCGGGTAATGCGCCACTAGTCCCATAGGGACGTAGTCGTCTGGCTTCC